TGTACAAGCCGTAGCCGTCATCGTTTGCGGCCTCTCCGTGTGTCATGAAATGCTCACGGTCAATCGGATTGTCAAAAACCTCGGCAATAACAGCAAACATCTTCGCCAGCGTTTCAATTTGTGCCTCCGTAGGCGGGTATTCTCCCAAGTCATCTGGACGGGCGTTATAGCAGCAGCACAGAGCAATTGCAATGCTACCTGTGTTCCTGTGCCAAGTTGCTTTCGGTACCTCATCGAGCGGTCTTGTGTAGATGATCTCTCCGTCGCCGTCAACATTAAAATGATAGTCGTTAAACGTTGTGAAGTACCATCCGGCCGACCAGTGTCCGTATGTAGTAGCCGGCCACGGAAACTGATAAAAATAGCTTCTTTTGTCAATGAGCTCTTGTTTAAATTCGGCTATTGTCATAAGTGCCTCCATCTAAAAAACCGCCCTTCAGCGGTTATTTCTTGAGTTTTGCAAAAATATTATTATCGAGTAATGTTATCAACTTGTCGATATGATGATTTCCCGCGTCCCGTAGGTTCTCGCAGATAGATAAAATCTCGTTGTAGCAAATATACCCGAACATGAATTTAAGCACCGGCCATGACAACGGTATCTCTATCGCCGATAAAACCGTATCAATCTGTGAAGCAGTGAGAATAAGAATTGTGAAGAGAATGAATTTTGTTAAAAATCCCCACAGCATAATCTTAGATTTTAAGCGTTTCGCGCTGAACGCAAGAACAATGCCGTACAGTTTCTCTCGCGTTGTTAAGTAATCAGGATCCATCCCCTTATCTACAAGATACTGATAACCAATAGCCAGCCAGCGCGTACTGATGTCAATGATAATCAACCAAAAATAAGCGTTGAGCACTACGCCGTATGCACTGTTAATAAATGACAAGATGTACATCAGCACAACGCTTACGACTGTCTTTGATTCCCATTTGTCCAAGAGATTGAGAGAAGTTCGGCAGAAATACTCCGCAAAATCAATCAAATCTAAGACAAAAACGCATGTAACAAATCCGCCCCACCAGATAGGAGGCTTGTTATATTTTTTTATTTTTCTTTTCAGATTTTGAAAGAATGTCATTTTCGGCCTCCTGCTATGTTGTTAAATCCGCTTCCGTTTCATGCTCGTTTATCTCACTCGACCATCTGATTGTAATACTATCTGTCATTAAAAACTGTGTTCCATAAACTTTATCGCTTTCACTTTCTATAAACCACCCGTAATCCCACGGATGCATATGAAAAAACTCAATACTAAGAGTTGATCCGGGCGTTACTTTGACATATTTCACTTCGGGTTTCATTTCGGAACCGGCTGTTATTTCAATGACTGTAACTCTTTCCGGTACAATAAATTCTGAATTTCCTTTAACTTTAACGCTGCCTGTAAGCGCTTCTGCTGCAATTTCCTTCTGCACATAATATTTTTTACCGTCAACACCGTTAAATGTGTACATGTGCGTGTCAACAACATCTCCGACTTTTGCGTAATGCGGCACGCCGCCGATATCGAGTTTCAGATAATTGTTTCCTACTAACGATTTATCAGTCGTCAATTCTGCGATTTCTTCTTCTCCGTTCGGTCTAATAATTTTAAGCTTGTCCATCACTCTACTCCTATCTTTGCACCATTCGGCAATTTAATCATGTTACCATTAAAAATTTCCGTCTTCTTTACGTACTGCGATAAATCCGCCGCGGGTCCCGGCGGACCTTGTATTCCCGTATTTCCTTTTTCTCCTTTTTCGCCTTTTGGAATCGAAAAATTAAACACTGCTGCGTTAGCCGTTCCAGTATTTGTGACCTTAGCACTCGTTCCTGGTGCCACTGTTGTTACCGTTCCGATTTTGATTGTTGCAGCGACTCCGTCTTTTCCGTCTGTTCCTTTCGGTCCGGGGTCTCCTTTAGGCCCGGGATCTCCTTTGGGGCCTGCTCCGCTACCGCCGCTGCCCCCGTTTTCATATAGATACTCAAGGTCGTTCGCAATGTAGTCTAAAATACCGTCATTCCCCTTCGTGCAAAACGGCGTGTTTTTTCCGAATGATCCTGGCTTAATAATATTGTCATTCTCATCTCTTATTTCCGGGTGCTGAAAAGTTTGCGGTCTCATTCGGATACCTCGGCTTTTTTAATCTCAAGCGTGACCGTGTCTCCGTAGTTCAGTTCGTCAGTCTCTTCTTGACTTGTTGTCGACATAGCATAGACTTCGCCAGTTTCCGGATTGTGAAAGCTGAACGTCGTTAATACTCCATCATTTTGTGGATACGACACCTTACCATTGACTTTGCATGTTCTTTTCATGATTTTTCTCTCCTTTTTAATAACCTGTCACGTTTACGAATAAAATGCATGTGATTCTTAAAACACCGCCCGGTATGTGTATATCGCCTCCAGGATTGACGATCGCACTATCCGCAAGCCATTGTGATTTAATACTATTTGAATTGACCCAGTTCAGCTTTAGCGAGCTATGAACTACTACTTGCGGTGTGCTCCTTTGAAATTCGTGCATCGAAAACATGATAGCGGCCACCTTGCCGCAAGGGAAAGTCGTTTCTGGCATAACAGAAGCAATCCCCGCTGTGTCATTTGTAGATATTTCAGGTTTAATGTGACTGCCGACAACCCGCAAGTACGGAGTTTTACTATTAAATACTAATTCCTTCGTATCGGAGTTCCATATAAACAGCCCTGCCCCCGATATGTCCGGATCGGATTTCTCGGTAAATATATAAAGCGTTACTGCGTCATGTACCTGCGCCGGTGTCATCGGTACCGACATGGGAGCGTGTACTTGCACCGTCATTTTCCCGCCGTTTAATTCGGCGGTAACGTAATATTGTGGATTTCCGCAATAAACCGCCGGAATGTACTGCATATTAAAATCAATCTCGTATTCGTACCATTTCCAATTGCCCCCGCCTTCGGATATCTGTGATGGTACCGGCAGCTTATCTACTCTTAATAACCTTAAGTTTTTATACTTATTGTTAATAATAAGGTGCCTGTCAGCATTGTAAATTTCTAAAAAATTAATAAGTGCCATAGTAGATCCTCTGTTTGCATACCCCATTAAAATCGCCACGGTATACCCAGTTGATTTGATTTCCTGATGTTGTTATCTGTAGTGGCGCCGTGTATTCGGAAGTTTCCGGCACAAAAAACACAAACAGTCTATCGTTATCCTTGATGTCAATTGTTTTACTTCCGGTCGCTGTATCTGCTGTAAAGCTTTCGAGTATTCTTGTAAGCGAATCTGTAATGTCTAAAATCATGCCTTTTTGCGGGTGATAAATTCTAAGCCCTACTGTCATTATGAAAGCACCCCCAACGCTATTACACGAAAGTTGTTATTGTCGTATATTTCAATCAAATTATCTTTAATTTCCGTCCTTGCTCCGCTTGTTTTTGTCCGCAATATGCCGATATTAGCTGTGATTGCTGATAGACTTGTAACTGCTAATTTATCCGCTGTAACGGCTTTTGCTGCAAGCATTCTTGACACAATGACGTTGTTATCTATGACTGTTTTGGCTCCAACGTGTAGATATCTACTTGCAATCGTCGTAGTTGTCGGTGACAAGTTGATCTGATTAATGACATCGCCTTTTTGCACCCTCAAATTGATGGCGTCTGTCATCTGTGCAATGGCGCTGTAATTTGCTTTTGCAAGCATAAGATTGCCGAGGTTTGAGACGATCGTTGTAACATCTTGTTTTGCGATTGCGCCGTCGTTGAGCTTTTGCTTAACTAACGCGTCTACTTTCGCGAGGCTGACCGCCTCGTCCTCAAGCATATCCTTTGAGATAGATACTTTGACAACGACACGGCTTGCTTCGGATTTCTCGCCTTCGCCGAAGAGGTCATAATAAGCAATGGAGACATCATAGATTCCCGCGCCGCAAGTGTGACTGTAGCTGTTGTTTTCGGTCTTGATTGTCTTCTGCCCGTCCGTGCCATTTATATAAATGTTCATGCCGGCACAGTCTTTCGGAATCGCTTCTGCTGTCAGCCCGAAACCACCGATTGTACTTGTGAGCACAGGCGGATTGGGCTTTTTCGGTATCGGCTTGTTATACTGCAGTATCGCCGGGGCGGAGTATTTACCAATGGCTGATTTTGCGTATAAATACAACTTCCCATTTCGTTCTGTCAGCGGCAGTATCGCCGACAGATTATTTGTCCGTGCTAACAGCCCAGACGTTTCTGCACCCGCGTTATCATCTGTTCGAATTTCGTAAAAAGCGACGTCGGTATTCGTAACTTCTTTCCAGCCGGCAGTGCACGCCGCACCGAAATCTATTCCGAATCCGTCGGGGGTGTTCGGAATTTCTGTTTTAAGCGCAACAAGAATTTTCAGCTGCGGAGATGTGTCCGGGCTTGTCGTTTCGCCCCATTCATTTTTTGTGCAGACCGCGATCAGGTAGATATCTCCGACGACAGCCTGCGGAATGACGACTTGATCTTTTCCGCTGCCGCCAAACGTCCACTCTCCGTCAAAGCCGAGTTCAGAGCCTTTCGTACCTTCTTTGATAACGAGATCTTTTGCCTGCCCATTGCTTGTCTTATACCATACGTCACCTTGTAAATAAGACTGCAGTTCCGGCGGTGTCCAGCTGACAACGATATCATAACGAGACACGCCGTCCGCGAGCTGTCTGTATCGGTTATATGCGGTTAAATTCGTAACGGGCGGGATGTAGTACGGAGCTAATGTGTACTCGTAAGCTTTGACTTCGGACAGATCCTGCTGACCTGCGCCGAAGATGTTATATGAGCAGAATTTGAGGTAAATCTTCTTGCCGATGTCATCTTTCGCGAACGGTACTTTAAATACCGAGTTATCAAGCCGGACAAAGTCTGTATCTTTAGCGTGCGTTCTGACAGCCGTATTACACTGCCCGCGGTATAACCCCGTCAGTAGCCACGCTCCGTTCGACTGCAAATTAGCGTTGATGTAACTCATACACTCGCCGTCTATCCAGCAGAGCGTATTCTTGCGTTCTGCGTCTTGCAGAGTACCACTAAGCAGCTGATCATTACATGTTACTATTGCTTGATTGCCGCTCGGATGATTCGGCATCGGTGACAATGGCTGTGTTAATTTACCACACCGCGCGGAGCCTGCAATTTGCCCAACTGTTCGATAATTTGTGTTATCGTCAGAAACGTACACAGTACATCCGCCCCAGCCGTCCGCCTTGCCTTTCGCGGCTATCCACAGCTCTAAGCCGTCGGCGGTAAGATCCGCAGGCGGCTGAAAAATAACCGGAACAGTATCCGGCGCGGTTTTGTTGTAATCAATAAATGGACGATCTACATCGTGTACATCATACGTAGCCGCGGAGTAGTTTCCCGGAGGCACAGATACCGCCGTAACTGTAAGCATTCCGCTATCGTCTTCGATAACTGCTGTTACTCGGACTACTTGCTTATCAATCCCGCTATACTTATCTGATATACGTACTAGGTCGCCCGGCTCTATTCTGCAAAAAGCCCAATCAAGAGTAAAAGTATACTGGTTTCTGCCGTACCTATTCTTGCGCGCGGCCATTTCGGCTACTTTCACGGCTCGTTCTTTCGTGTACATATACCGGGCATTTATTGTATTTGCTTGCCGGAGTCCGTGATTCGCGATATCTTCTGAAAACTGATAAGCGACAGATTCTTTTTCATAGCTGTTAGCTCTGTTACTAAACTCAACAGGAAAACGATTATAGATATCCGCGGAGTCTTTCCGCTGATATGTGACAAGCGCTCCGTCAGACTGCGGGATGAAGTCATCAGCGGTCAGGTCATACTGTACAGTCTTATCCGGCGTCCAGTTACCCGCAGGACGGTCTTCGGTTATGACAATTTTATACCGGTCGTTAGACCAAAAAATATGCGCGTTCGTGAGCCCTGTTATTTCTTTAACGATGTCGCGCACAGCGCTTTCGTCGGCATCTGCCGGCGTAGAAATCAGCAAATCTGCCTCTCTGCAGTACTTTCGGTACTCGTCGAGGTTTTCAATATTGACATCAGACAATCCGACTCTGTCTAACAGCGCTCTTATGTAATCCGCGGGATTAACGTCGACACCGTCTCCGGTACTAAGCAGCTTACCTTTTACTTCAAAGTTGTACGTCGGCATAGCTGCGGAGTCACCCAGATCGATTACTCCCGCCACGTACGCCAAACCATTGTACGGAAGTGATTTATCCGGATGGTGCTGCGCTACATAACTCCACGGCGACTGTGTAGATGCGCCGTCGAAAAGTGACAGTCCAACCTCTTCAGCCGGATAATTGTAGACCTCTTTATCCTTCCAGATTCTATTGATACCTGCTATCTGACCCTCGCAGAGTCCAATAATTGTCGCCACGGAATATGTATATGTGATGTTAGTTTGTTTCCCGCCGCCCTTACCTGCCCGGTGGGTCTCTTTGTGCTCGTGCGCGGTAAAATCATCGTAATATATAATATTCCCGCCAATACGTGTTGTACCATAGATTTCCGGAACAGCAGTACCGTATTCCGCAGTATTAACTGTAAACGTTGAGATTTTATTAGCCCGAGTAACAATGTTCGGCCCCCTGAAAAAACTCATACCGTATCCTCTCTCCACCTGTAGATGTACTTAAGTCGCGACTGTCCGCGGTGGTCACAAAACATAACATCGCTCATCTCTGTAACTATCACACCTTGATTGATTAATGCATGAATAACTCTGTCCTGCCCAATATATACTGCTGCATGAGATATGCAGCGACCGTACTTGTACAACAAAAAATCACCAATTTGTAGATCGGTGACTTCGTCACAATATTTTTGTACGTACCTCAGAAACCACTCTTCTGAATGCGATAAATGCCACATATTAGAGTATGGCGCGACGCTAATTGTATCCGGTTTTATTATTTGTGCGCCTTCGAGCACACCGATTAGCAGCATACCGCAGTCTACGCCTACGCCCTTTACTTTTGCCATATTAACGTGCGGCGTTCCGAGCCATGCCCGCGCTTCTGCAGCTATTCTCTCGCCGACGGTCATATAAGTATCTCTTTCAAAGGCACATATGGCGCCACGACCGACGCGTTATCTATATCCGTCGAGCTGATAACCCCCTCTCCTGACGTACTATACGCTTTCTGCGGATAGTACTTCCGGATCGGGAATTTCATATTCAGCCCTTGCGTCTTTGATTTTACGGACAACTGCAGATCCACGCCGCCTGCGTGCTTAACTTCAACGTTCCCCGCAAACAGTCCGATTGCACCTAATACTGATGCCCCACGGAAGAAACAGCGCCTTAGCGCTAATACTGCGCCATCAAGAACACCTTCGTGAGCTGCTCTTAGCAGCGGTTTATTTTCTATTTTGTCTTTCGGATCTGCGCAAATCGTGACAGTCAATGTGTCTACCGAAACATCACTCTGCAAGTCAATTTGACTGCGCTTAATAAGCAGCGCATTGTGCTGATACGCTCTTCCGTTATATACAATGTCCTGATCTGTATCGGCATAGTAGTATTTGTTTCCGTTTGACAGTGTCAATTCATACAGATCGCAAGACGTAAAACTTTTCTCTGTATTCAGATACGTTTCTAAGTCAGTTGTTACTTTCTTCATCGTACTACCCTCAGCTTGATACTTCCCGTTTCGTTCCAGTTTCTAAATAATTCTGTGATTCCCAGTCCGTCGTCGTCAAAACATACTTTCCAGTAATACGTATAATCGGCCTTAATGACGTCGCTGCCAGCCGGAGCTGTTTTAAAAACGATTACCCCGTCCGTTATCGTATAATCCGATGCCGGCACTTTTGCGTCGTTGCGATAAACAGTGGCATTCTCAATATACGCGGCGGGCTCTACATACTCCCCGACTTGCATAACTGCTTGATATTTACCGGGGGAAACCATCGGGAGTTGTATGCCTTTTACCTGATAATCCTTCGGATCTAACCAAAGAAACGGAAGAAGCGCCCCTTTCTGCAGCGCGCAAAAGCCTAATATTTTACGAGACTCTTCATCGGTCAACCGTTTAAACTGTACACTGATTGTCCAGTCCGGATACAACTGATTCGTCATAGCCCGCCTTCGGCCGGAGCCTGTTTTTTTCACTGTTGTATTCCAAGTCTCTTTTTTAGAGGAGTTCCATGCCGCTTTTTGTATGTCCGGAAACTTTTTCAAAGCCATTTACCATACCCCGCTATCTGTCGCAAAATTTCGGTTGTTTTCATGCAGCGCCTGTTTAATTTGTTTAAGCCCCCCGCGGTTTAAAAAGTCCATGAAAGACTTAGCATCTAAAGCTGACACAGATAAATTTACATCGCCACCGGCGGCGTCATCTACGCTACCGCCATTCGAAAATTCCGGAGTAGCGCCGGCGTTAATGGCGTTTAATGCGCCAACGCCTATGCGGTCGACCGCAGCCGAGCGGATAACGTACTCACCTTTAGACAACATAGCCGGAATAGAGTCGCTGGTACCCGTACCCGGGCCGGTAATGTATCCGCCTGCCGCTTTCTTCGTAATACCAAATACCGTTTTATTAGCCATATCAGCAGGCGTCATGCCGCTCGCCAACGTCGGGAATGCAGAATAAATCGCAAACACGCCGAGCCATTCGGTCAGTATCGATACCGCAGTGTTAATAATGTTCTTAGCAAAATCGGCCAGCGCTTCCTTTCCCGACTTTGCGCCAGTAATGAAATCCGACATAGCACTGCCCATACTTTTACCGACATCGTTCATGTAGCCAACAATTTTATCGTGCCACTGCTGCGCTGTGGTCAGCTGCTGAATTTCAGCATCGGCGGCTTCTGCTAAAGCCGCTTTGTACCGATCAACAAACGACTGCAGCGTCTCTCCTTTTGCTGTTAGCTCTTCTGCCAGTGCATCAGGGGTCATCTGTAGGAGCTTAGCTACTCCGGTTAAAGCATCTGCTTCGTCCGGATTAGAGACGACTGTATCAAGATCTTTCAAGTTTTCTTGCAGTGTCTTCTTGAGCTGATCTATTTTATACTTCGTACTATCGGGATCACCAAGTATTCTGTCTACCAGATTTTTTGTATTTTCTTCATTGTTTTTTAACGCTAAATCAAACTGCGCCGCTCTTACTTTAGCCGCATATAAACTGTTTTCCGCGTCTATCTGGTCGTTAATGGCTTTAATCGTCTTGTCACGCGTAGATGCGTCGGTAATTTTCTGCGCAAGCTTGAGCTCGTTTGTGTACCCCTCAACTAACTGATCATGTGCATTTTTGAGCCCTTGCAGAGTTACTTGCAGACCTTCTGTCTTCTGCTCTTCTTTAGTCATCATCTTGACACTAACCTGCGCGAGTTCTACCGCCGATTTAGCCAGTGCCCATTTCTGTTTATCCGCGTCAGCGTATTTTTTAATCAGCGCTTCCACAGCTTTTTCTTCTTCAGTCAGCTTTTTTACAGCTGATCCGCCACCGCTGTGGGAGCCTCCTCCGCCGCCTGACCTTTTAGCCAAGCTGCCCGCGGAATTAAATCTCTGCGACTCACGCACTAATCCGTGCGTCGCATTAGCCAATGCCGCTTCCTCTTCGTCGTTATTAACGCCGCCCGCAGCAGCTATTTTATACTGACGATGGATACCGGATGCTGCCGCACTGGCGATCCTGCCTAATATTCGCAATACCTCGGCTGCAAAATCATAAATTTCTTTGAGTACATCGATGACCGGTTGCATAGAATCAACGATCTCTTTACCGACTTCGCTAAAGCCCATCGCAAGATTATATATAATGACATAAATGGCTTCTATCGACGTTTTTATTACTGCCAATACGGCGTCAATCCCCCATAAAATAACGCCGGCCACATTGCCTAAAAGCGTGAAAACTCCAAGGCCGTCCCCTCGAATAAAATCTACCAGATCTTGTGTAATATCGATGAGCTCTTGCACTATCCCAGACTGCTGAAATGCATCGAGTATAGCCGCCCCGATTTCGCCGCATGCCGCGTTAATATTTCCAGTGACATCACCCCATTGGTCAATGATATTCTGCTTAGATTTAGCCATTGATCCATCGAACTGGTGTAAGTAGTCGGTTAATGCTTGAATAGCGTCCTGCGCATCCAGCGTTCCATCGTCCAGCGCCTTCATTGCTTCTTCGCCGGTCATGCCCACGGACTCGAACACGTCATCAAGATTAATGCCGGCCATTTGCAGCGCGATAATCTGCCTGCTGCTTGCGTCCCCTGTGGCTTTAATGCGCGCAAGCGTAGTAACGAGCATTTCTGCGCCTTCTTGCTTCTTACCGAGACCTGCCGCTGCGTCAGCGCATAGCCGGATCATATCCGCCGACTCTTGCGCTGTATAGCCCATTGCAAGGAGCTGTATGCCCATTTCTTGTACAGCCGCTGAGTCGTAATTCAGGTCGCGCTCGAGATCATTAAATATGCGATATGTCTCTTTTCCGCTGTTTATGTTATTTTTTATAGTGCCCAGCTGCGCCGTCGTTTGCTGCGCAGCCAAGCCGACACTTACTATATGCGTGGCCGCGTCTTTCGCTATATCGACAACCGCTGATAGCGCACTAACTAATGCGTTGCCGAGCGCGACAGAGAATGCTGTAGTCGCTGTAGACCCGCCGCGGAACGACGAAAGTAATTGCTTAAATCCCCCCGCAGCCTCTTTCGACTTCTGACTGGCGGCTTCTATACTTTTTGTAGTATCTTTAATAGCACGCGAGTATGCAGCGTTCGCTTCTTTTTGACTGTGCAGCGCCATCCTGAGATCTTTTAATGCTTGCCTCTGTTCAGTCGTCGCTTTTGTGCCGTTGCGAGTCGTCTTATTTAGATCTTTGAGTTGCTGTTTGAGTTCTGCTGCTTTCTGCGAGCCTTCTGCGAACGCCGCTTTTAATCTTTTCAGCCCGTCGTCGTCAGTAGCTGTCTTTATAACGATCTTCGCGTCTGCCATTCAAGCACTTCCTTTTATTTAAAAAGCGCCGGTTAAGGCACTGTTGATTTCAAATTTATAATTTATAATTTATAATTTATAATTCAATATGCGTCTCTAAATACGCATCTACTTGACTTGCAAAATAAGTCTCTATGGCTGCTTTATTCCGGCCAAAATAATCCCCTCGAGCTGGATATTTGGTAGCTTTCATGCCCTGCCTCGGGCCTCTTCCCCGGATGTATCCGCCATGCGCCCCGGTATTGTACCACCGCGCGAAATAATTAGCATAAATGGTAGCCGTTACGTTATCAACTTCGACAGCATAGTGGCTCGGAATAATCTCCGACGTACCATCTGGCGCGGTTATAAGATTTTTACCGGAAAAAGCAGTTTTCGGATGCATTCTTTTTATATAATCCGTTGTTGCATACTTTGCGTGCTTACACGCCGTGGCAACATCCGTAATAAACCCTTTTCGAGTATAGTCTTCTATTTTTTCCTGCAATTCTTCAAGCGTCATGATAAAAATAATAGAGCGGTTTACTCAACAAACCGCTCTACCCTTTTAAATTAATGCCCGGGCGTGGCCGCGGGCTCTACAAAACCTGTTTTCTTGACCGGAGCGCCGACTCCTGTCGCTTTCAGTGAGTAGGATACGACGTCTTCCCCGTCTGCCGTCTTTTCCCAAGACGTAGGTACGTACTTACCAACAATGTATTCCTTAGTATCCAAATCAACGATGGCAAACTGCAGAGCGCCTTTTTCGGCGGTAATTGCGTCATCGTACAAGAACTCTTCGATGACTTTCTGTGCCTCGTTGTCTCGACGCATAACAACTTCTGCGTCCAGCTCGTGAGTCTTTGAAGTCACGACGCCGTCAGCCCAGTAACCGGTATCCTTTGTTTGCGCAGTCTTGACTTCTGCAGACACGGAGTGCGTATTCGACGTCAGACCGCCCAATTTAATCCATTTTGGACTTGCTTCAGATGCACCCGTACCGTAATTGATGTACAGGATAATTCGTTTGCCGGAAACCCCGACTTCCCCGGTAAATGCCGGGTATTTTTCTTTTGCGATAGTTACAGCCATTTTTCACCTCATGCTATTTGATCAATTCTAAAAATAAGAGTAGTACCGCCGTTCTGCCACACACCAGTATCGCCGTATACCGGTAGATTCGTCCGCAGCGAGCCTACTTTAATGCTGATAAGCTGGTATCCGTCTGCGTACAGCTCTTTTTGCAGTGCATCCCAGCCCGTGTCGCTGCTTAAATAGTTCAGCAGCGCTTCAAGCTTTTCTGCAATCACTTTGCGGCCTTTATAGTTACTGTAGATCTCCAGCTGCAGAGACATATTCCACGACGCCATATCAGGCGCCGTAGCGGTGCAATCCGCGTCGCTGGCGCCTAAAATACCGTAAGCAAACTCTTTTTGCTTTCTGAAATATTCTTCCACTTCGGTAATCGGCACTGCGCTGTCGAACCAGTCCAAACCTATCGGACTGTTTTTTGTCACTGCATAAAACGCTTTTGTTACGGGATAAAACGGAGATTTATACTTCATATCAGTCCACCTCCACCGTTAATGGCCGTCGCAGTAATCTGCAGGAAATACGGCCTGCTTTCGTCAAGCAGCAATATGTCATTAATGAGATAGATAAAATCCCTATATGACAGTCTCCACGATGTATCCAGCCCTTTTACTGCACTCATACCCCGGACATCTCGAATAACAAAATACCGGGTATCCACAGTGACGTAATCACCTACGATCTGCTGCCGGCTCTGGTTACGCTGTTCGCACATAGCAGACAACGTAACCACCGGAACGTACGTAGTTTCGCTTAAGCCGCCCAGTTCGTCACGGACCGGCGCGGACGGCTTAAGCAGCGTAATCCGATGACAAAACCGGCCCGGGTTTCGCTTAAACACAAAGCACCCCTTACGGCGTCTTAGTAAGCTTTACAAAGGCTTTGTCGTAAACAGAGATATCCGTGAAACGGCATACGGCGCGGACCAGAACGGAGTTTTTAGTAAACCCTGCTTCTTCAGAAGACGCGACTTCGAGAGACGGATACGCAATATGATACAGAGCGGAGAAATCGCCGACAAGAATAGTATTATCCGCAAGATTGCTTCCTTCAACAACAATAATCGGACGACCCTCGATCTCTTTTACTGCCGCATTGTTGGCGTCACGGGAGAGCAGGTATCTGTCCTGCTTATCCTTCGCAAGTGCAAGGCCCGCCCACGTAGCCTGATTCATAACAACAGTAGCTCCGGATCCCGCATCCAATGGGAGCTCAATTATAGCTTTTTTAACCGCATCGACAGTGACCACGGTATTCATAGCAGCGATCTTAGTTTCTTTCGCCGCGGCAAGTACTTTAGCACAGATGTCCTTATTTACAGTGGTACCGTATACCCGATTAAAGAGCTTTCCGATAATAGCTAATACATCGGAATTAGCATCCAGCAGTAATTCACGAGATACCGGAATAATAGCGCCTTTAGATGCCAGCGTATACTTAACGCTGGTAAATACGCCTTTCTTCTGCACAATCTCGGTATTTTCTTCGAAATCAGTCAGTTCAACATCCTGCCCGTAATCGATGCACGGTACCGTCCCTGCGCGAGTCGTTACAGGAATAGCGGTCGTGATAGCACGAAGATCCACGCCGACTCCGTTATTTTCCCGCAGAGACAGCAGTTCTTCGGGAACAAGGACGCCCCCATCTGCCGCAACCGCGCCATTCTGACCGGCCGCTTTGTCTTCAAAATAGGTCGCATATTCAGTATCGGTCACCGCGCGTCCCAGCAAGAAATTTTTAAGTGCTGCATTAAATCTTTTTTTGTCCATCTTGTTTTCTCCTTTTAAATAACTTTTCTTTTTTGCTTCGGCTTCCAGTGCTTTTTGCTCACTATAAGCGGTAAGCTTATCTTCTAATTCTTTCTGCTTTTCTGCAGGTACGGCTTCTTTCTTTTCGATAAAAGCCCTAATTTCAGCTTTTAGTGCGTCAATATCGCGCTTCATCTCTATGCTTTTCAGCATTTAACCACCTCTTTCTTACAAAATACTGCGCCAGTAGGCTGCCTCTGTCTCATCCATTTTCGGGACGGGCCCGTTTCGCTTTCGCCGATGCTTCGTCAACTTCTTATATGTCGGCGCTTTTCGACCGTACGCGCCTCTGTACGTCGGCAGCGCACAGTTAATGATCATTAAATCTTCCAGTGCATCGTAACGCCGCAAATATCCGTCAAACATAGCGTCGATTTCCGAAACAGTATACTTTCCGAATTGCTCCGGAGTCAGATTGAGCTCACCGAGTGCAATAACCTCGAGTACTTCCAGCATATCCCGAAACGTTCGGTATCCCGTTGGTCTTACGCTTTGCCTGCTTTTTTCATCAGCTCTCTCCTCTGTTCCGGCTTCGGCAATGCCGCCTCGACTTTTTTTGGATCGGCTACCGTGCCTGATTTAATCAGTGCCGATAACGCGTAAGCCATCAGCAATGCCGGTGAATACTGCGGTATCGCTTCATAATATAGGCTTTCTGCATCTTCACGTGTCATACCGTCGTTGCCGTCAATCAGAGCTTGAGTAAACAGCACAAGTACATCGTGCAGCGGAGCCGCCTGCTCTTTAACTGACTGTAAAAATTTCATCAAAGACTCGTGCCGTAGCTTTGTTTCAGCTTCATATGTGCCTTTATTAGTCAGCTTTAAACGGTATTTCTTTCCGCTGATTTCTATGCTTTCGAAATTATCAAAAATCATTACCCTCCCTCCTTTCTTCTGGGATTTCCACCTTCGTCACCGCCGCTATCTCCTAAAGCTCCGGTCCCGCCGCGCTGCGTGAGCATATCTGCTCCGGGTGCGTCTATCGCCGGATATCTCAGAGACCGTCTGGCCTCATTAGGTGTCAATATTCCCGCTCCAGTGTAAGCCGCGAGAACGCTTGCTTTACTCTGAGCGTCCAATGTATCAAAGACATCACCAGCACTAAGGAATCGATATCCTTTCGTTTGGTCTGCCCTATCAAGCAGCTTGAGCCGAAACTCTGCTGCGTACTGTGTGATAATCGGAATCATCGTCTGATTGAAAAACTGCGCCATCTGATTTGTCGAGAACGTAGCCATCCCGGCACCACCGCCTACGTTAAGCATCGCGAGCGGTATACCGAAGAATGACGAAATCTTCTGCGCGGAAGTCTGCTGCAACGATTCATAGTAATCCTTAATCGCATTTGAGATATTCGTCGCTGTCATTCCCGCCGGCAACGGCAATATCGTATTATTGCTGTCCGACAGGAGCTCTCGAACTTGATTTTGCAGTTCCTTCTGCTTTGACGCGCTCAAATCAGATGTATATGACAACACAATTGTTCCGGAAAAGCCGTTTATCACTGCGCTGCGCATTGCACTTTCTGATTCCGCCGACCCTTTCAGTGCATTCATCAGCACATCAATAGCTCTTCGACCAACAAGTCCGTTAATGCTAAAAGCTTTAAAATGCAAAATTTCTTCAGGTAAAATAGTAAAGCGGTGCCCGGATTGTGTATCATAGTACTCATATACCATCTTCCGCTGTCCTTGCAGTATGTCTGCGTTATCCCAGTACACTTTAATACTTGCCGCGTCTAGCGGAATTAACTTTTCTACTACGCCCGATTTGCCGCACTGAATGTACGCATAGGCGTTTCCATAAGCATTCCGCTGTACTTCTATCCAGCGCCAAAACTCATACGCATTTATACCGTCGTATGGCTCTACGTTAAGCGCCCGTTCGTAACGCGGGCTGAAAACTGCGGGAGTATTCCCCCCCGGATCGTACAGACCCCACTGGATCTGCCCGATGTTTTTAGCAAGAATCTCAATGCATGTAGCGAAAATAGTATCCCCACCAGCCGCAACCGCAACGCGTCGGCCTATGCCGATAGGATAGAAATTCTTTTTCGTGTTTTCGTATACACCGCCACGGAAAAAAGCTTTAAATTTATCTAACATGGCCGTTACTCCAATTTATCGGCTGTGTCGAGCAAAGCCTGCAAGTCTTCGGGAACTTTGTAATTTGCTTTGCGCTCAGCTTCCTTTTTTTCAGCTTCAAGATCCTGTAATTTGTGTATTACCCCCGCAAAACCCGCTACGGCTACCATATCGGGCTTTTTAGCAGCCTCTTCAATAGTCACATGGTCAAACATCGCTGCCGCCTGTTCTCCGGTAAGCCACACTTCGCCGTTATCAATCCTGGCGTCCAACGTTTTATCTTTAGCGTGCTCCATCACGATACTATGCAAAACAGCATCGATAGCTTTCATAGATTCAATTGCGTTCGCTATTTCTTCTTTATTGCCTTCCGCATAAGACATGCAATTGTGCAGCATGAGCAGATCGTCTTTATGCATAATCAACCGATGGCAAGCCAGCGCAACAACCCCGGCCATCGAACACGCCATAACTTCCACTTTAGCCGTTACTTTCTGTTTGCAATTCCTGATCGCGTTAACCACCTGCAGCCCTTCAAGTACACTGCCTCCGGGAGAGTTAATTACCAACGTAACATCCTCCGTAGCCTCATTTAATGACTTAACTAATTCTTCCGCAGATTTAATAGCCCCGTTGATTTTCAAATCCATGTTATTTTTCCTCCAATCGATAAAATTGTAATTGTGTAAGCATCGCCCGCGCTCCGTAGTTCAAACCTGCATCGGCAATACTTGACATGCCTTCCCGCTGATCGTACATCTGCGGGCCCCACTGGGTCATTACCCATAAATCGGCTTTATTGCGAAATCGTTCATTCGCTTTGTACAGCGCTTTGTAATCATCAATTGCATCTTCCAAGTATCCATAACCGGTATCTATAATCCGCCGGATAAAAGCGTCGTCATCGTCATACGGGATACGCAGATACTCCTTTAATTCTTCCGGTGTAATCATGTACTCACCTGCCTTTCATCATGTCAAACCAGTCGTCTACCAGCTCATCACCGGACGGCGTACGCCTGTTAAAATCAATGTAGCACGCAATAAACCCCGTCAGCGCCGCGTCCAGCGGGTCTATTCGAATATTGCTGTCTGCGCGAAGAGTAATTTTTTCGATAGAATAAAATCCGGTACCGTTCCGCACTAATAAAGAGTTCGTAACGGCTTTTAGAAATATATCTTCACGCCCTTTAGCGTATGCGATAACCCTGTCTTTAAAGTGCTGCGACAGCGCTTCGATATACTGACTTAGCGCTTTCGGACTTTGGTTTTGCAGTATGAATGTATCGCATATCTCCGACAGGCGGTCCTGTATCCCTGCGATGTTGTACGGATCCGCGGCTATCGTTACGTAATGTAAATCGTGGTCTGTCCGGATTTTGTCTATGTATTCAAAAACCTGTACCGTGTCGATATTCTCACCACCTGCGCCGGAACATAAAAAAAGCTCTGTATCAAGGTAATCTCGATAACAAAACTTATCCGACGTTACATGATCCTGCAATTTCTTTTCGGGCATCCACGACACACCATGTATAAACAATCTATATCCGGCCGCGGGGGCATCTTTCTCTACCATCACCCCTGTTTGATCCACACCGTAATACGTCAGCCAAATCACCGATGTTAAATCGATCGTTTGGGAAGCGTCAATTCCTAAGTACCAGTCTTTATATCCCGCTTGTATCAGGTCTTCAAAAGTAGTATCTGTTCCGCAAGCTATCAATTGGTCGTATGTACAAACCTGTTTATCTTCGGCCGAGTACCAAGTGTTGCACTGTTTCGTCACAAACGACTGCAGTGTAAACCCTTTCTTCGCTACCGCCTCTTTAGCTTTCTGCAGATATTTTTTTCGGATATGGTCTTTAATGGTAAACCCGTCTTGTTCAAACAACAGTACCGGATTTGCTTTACCCCACAACTTGATATTCGCATAGTCTTTACTCTGAATATCCGCCGCGTCGGGCTCTGCTAAAAACAAGAAAACATTATCTGGTAAAAGATCTTCGTACAACATCTTTCTCAAAGTCAACCAACTTTTATGATTGTCTCCGCCGATTTCAAACTGTGCCGTAGACATCGCGACAAGTAACGCATCTTTAAAATGCGCCTGCCCGTCTTGAATTGTTTTAGTGATGATCTCATCACAGAGCATTTCTTCATCGATAACAGCTACTTTGTTCGTGTACCCATCCAATGAGTTCTTCGCGCTCCCACCTGTCCGGAACATTTCTAAATAGTTCCCGGTGTTTTTATGCTTTGCCCAGCACGCGGTTTTGTTTACATTATCGAAAACCTCCTTCAAGCGGCGATCATTATCAATAAATTTACAAAATTCTTTAAAACAGATAGTCGCATTCTGCCCTTTGCATGACGCGAGTACAATCAGTTCATTCCGGAATTTGCTCATTCCCATTAGATAATGTAGTACTGCAGACAATAGAAAGCTTTTCCCGTTACGCCGCGCCATATACAACTTCGCGGTATTAACCAAATACCGGCCATCGGGATATCTCAGCCCGAAGATCCCGCACATAATAAACTTTTGAACAGGGTACAGACTCAAGCGTTTAGCTTTACCGTCTTCGTCTACATAAATCAGTAAATTTATAAACTGGAACATTCTGCGCATTGCGTTAAACGCAAATTTATATTTTCCCGAATTGTACAGATCCAGAAACCGCTTAAAACACCGATATTCCGACTCTCCTACCAGTTCATTATCTGCCCGTTTTACCAGAGCTTTGTAATAGTCTCCAATAAATTCGTTAAGTTCTGCCGGTACTTTCAGCAGCTTAATTTCATCTTCAACCATCGCCAAACCTCTTTTCAAATTCCGCTATACCGTCGGCTATCCTATGTAGCGCATACTCTTTTTTCACCCCACCAGCTCTATACAATGCGTGTATTTCTCCGTGGCTTTTTTCAGACACAGTAATCAGATTATCCAAAGTAAACAGTAAATCCGGTCTTTCATCCCGCTCTTTGATGTGATGGATAATCGGATTATTTAACCGCTGTAAAACGCCGATTCCGAGCAACCAAATATCATAATCCATGTATTTTATACGCACGTTTTTGCGGCATTTCTGCCACAAACGGGATGCATATACTTTTTTTGCTGTGTTTTCCGTCTGATATTTTTTAGCAAATTTGCGGGTACACACAGGGCATCTGTACCCGTCGTAGAGCTGATGACACGTATTGCAGCGTTTAAAAATCGCCATCATTCTGTGCTTCGGTCAGCATGCGCGTAAAAGGATTTCCGTTGTCGGCCTCTTCATCCTTTATTTTGTCGAACTTCAGCGCTTTATAAATCCCTAACGCCGTCTTGTTAAATTGTTCATACCGCCGCAGATGCGCCTCTATATTAGCCGCATCCATTTTGTCTAAGTTGACAGTTAATTCCTGAGATATTTCTTCGGCTAAAACAGTAAACCGGCAATACTGCATGATGAGATTTTCATTAACTTTGTTGATCGTGTCGCACCTATGCTGCAGTGTCCAGATGTAGTTATTTAGTTTTTTAATCGCCCTGTTTCGTGCTGTATTTGTCACTTGCTGTACACCTGTCTATTAAAATGCATCTGTTGAGAAAAATTAAAAAGGACCCGCCGAATTGCGGTCCCGGCCTGTGAAATTCTGGAACATACCCCCATTGTTCACCTCTTGAAACATTAAAAGAGTAAACAAAAAGCACATGCCGGGGAGTGACATGTGCTTTTTGCGGAAAGGAGGTTCATCCTTAAATTTCCCTTTACCATAATAACACGTCTTATAGTGAAATATAATGAAATTTAGTGAAATCCTCCTCTAAATTTTTCAAAGCTTGGCCGTGCAGCTGATAAATCCTTCGAATTGTATAATTCATATCCACGGCTATCTGCTCCCACGTCTGAATCAATATGTAATACCGATACAATACACATCTGCCGCTCTCGTCTTCTACTTTGTCGATCAGTGCTTTAGCTTTATCTCTCTTGTCAATCAGCTCATCCCATGCGGCATTTACTTTTTCAATTTGTGAATCCAACTTATCGACGATCTCATCAAGAGTAGCTAAATGATTTGACTGTATCTTATCGCCAAGTTTCGGACTTGAGATGTTATACGCTCTGCGCCTTAGATCTTCTAATTCCTGCTCATACGCACGCAGCAATCTGTCCTGTTCTCTGACCGACCTCAAAAACTCTTTAACCGTCATTTCTCCTCCTGCCTGCCGCGACGCACAACGCTACTGTTACGACACCGACGATAGCGCCAATTACGAAAATCAAAATCTCTGTCATTGTTGCCTCCTATACTTATCTACTCTGGCTTTCAAGCTATCCATTACGTACTGCTGTGCCGCATCTTTCATGAGTAACGCCCTAGCCAAATCCTCATCACGAGTACCCTCACAGATCAACTGATGAACAATGACTCTATTTTTTTGACCTTGCCTATGTAATCGCTTATTAGCCTGCTGATATAATTCCAGAGACCAGTTCAATCCAAACCAAACAACATGGTTTCCGCCGTCCTGAAGATTTAAACCATAAGCCGTACTAGCGGGATGGGCCAGTAAAATATCCACCTTGCCCGCGTTCCAATCCAGCTCGTCCGCTGACGTCTGTAATTGACGTATATGTAAATTGGTTTTCTGCAATGCGGCTCTTAGACGATCTAAGTCATGCCGGAAGTTATAAAACACGATCGCATGCTTCCCGTTAAGCTGTTCTATCAACTCCATAAAGGCCTCTATCTTATCATTATGAATCTCTTGCCATCCGCCATCGTCTGTGTACACAGCTCCATTAGCCAGCTGCTGCAGTTTATTGGACAGTGCTGCCGCACTGGTAACATCAAGTACGTGGTCATCGCCTAAATCTAAAACCATTTTTTTCTCCAGCTCGTTATAATCTCTTTGTGCTTTGGCGCTAAGGGCTACCGGAACATCGTGATAAACAATTTCCGGCAACTCTAGATAATCTTCTGACTTCATCGACACACAGATATCGGAAATGGCATCCATAATTGCTTTTTCGGCTCCTTCTTTCGGATCGTATGAGTACACCACTTCGCGGCACCGCCGCCCGGGCTCAAAGTATCGTTCCCGGAAATGAGTAAAATATTTACCCAATCGTTCACCTTGATCCAAAAGATACACCTGACTCCATAAATCTGATAACCCATTCGGGCTAGGAGTGCCTGTCAAGCCCACCAAACGAGTAATATGACTCCTGATAGCCGCTAAGGCCTTAAATCGCTTTGCACGATGGTTTTTGAAGCTACTCATTTCATCGGCTACCACCATGTCAAAAGGCCAGTCGTTTTTATAGTAATCCACCAGCCACACCACATTTTCCCGATTAATAATATAAACATCCGCCGGCGTATGTAATGCCCGAATACGTTTAGATGTGCTGCCGAGTACAGTGGAAATCCTTAAATGGCTTACGTTACCCCATTTTGCCGCCTCGCGCTGCCACGTTGCCTCGGCTACCTTTTTCGGGGCTATAATCAATACCTTCTTTACCTGAAACCGCCCGTACTTTAATTCGTTAATCGCGGACAACGTGATAATCGTTTTTCCAAGACCCATATCAAGAAATAGCCCGACAGCTGGATCTTGCACAATTCGATTCATGCAGTACTGCTGGTACTGATGCGGCACAAAATTCATACTGCGCCTCCGTTTTTTATCATTTTCTTCACGCGAGTTACATAAGTGTCTACGTCTTTCGCCCCGTATAACACTTCAACATGGCACCCCAACGATCTTAAATGCGATAGGCATATCTTCTGAAGAACACTAAGCATCCCCGTTTCAGATTTCATTTCTACAAATTCTACGTACCCTCCCGGGAGAATAATAATCCTGTCGGGTACCCCGGCGCTGCCGGGTGACGTAAATTTATAGGCCCTGCCGCCCAGTTTTTTAATCTTGCTAACTAATAACTTTTCAGCATCTCTTTCCGAATGTTTAACTACTTGCATGATTTACCCTCCTTGCATGAAAATACTTTTTGTGTTCGCCTATATATGTATATAAAATTTTTATTCGCACGCGCGCAGGGGTCAACATTTTATTTTTATTTCTGGCGCGTAAGGCACAATTACCGTACACCTTGTTCAATACTCCTTGTTTTTCTAAACTCTTCATAACTATGTTCACGTTGTTCACGTTAGTTAGTTTAGATAGATATAGTCGTTTAACTGCCGTGAACTTTAGGCGTGAACAAACTTTTTTAATGTTCACGTTTTAGGCATTCCCTAATGGTTAAAACTCTCTTTGGCTTTTCTTAAAATCCTCTTTAGTTCTCGATTAAGCTGTGTTTTATTCTCAATAAGGCCCTGAATGTGCACATTGAATGTTCACAGCACATTAACAGTTTATTAAGAATATTTATCCCTTATCATGAATAGTTATTCTTTCAAAGCCTCGCTGTGTTCCACAATATCCATACCGCCTCCGGGATACATTTCTCTTCCATTCCGGAAGTTGGCATAATACTTGATTGATTTCCCGGGCGTCTGCCCGTTTCATGCTGCGGGGCTCGCCGCCGAGGCACTCGCACCAGATCTCCAGCGCGCAAGTCTTATCTCGCAGCTTTGTGCCAGTGATCCCCGTGGCGTTGCCGGACCAGTACATCCTCCGGGCTGCCAGTGACATGGAATCATATTCTATTGGAATTAACCGATCCAGAAAGTCCTGAATCAGGCCATCTTTTGCGCTGTCTTCGCGGTGTCTGTCTTGTTCCTGCTTAGCCATTGCTTCTATGGCGGGATCTTCAAAGTATATCGGTTCATGCTGTTTCCACCGCATCACGGCTTCTGCCCACAGCTGGTCTACTTCATCTGGTAGATCCTGCCATATGCTTTTCGTTACTGGTTCGACGCCTACGTCAATCGGCCAGAATCGACGGCTCCCAGTAGGATCTTTCAGAAAATCATGGTCGTTACATGTACCGAAAAATACACCTTTTCGGGGGTATCTTCCTGTGTGCCGGCCGTAGGGCTGCCGGTATACGTCATCACAGCGGGAAAGAAATTGCTTGATTTCGTTGTCCCCAGATTTGCTGTATCCTGTCATTTCTCCGATTTCGTTGATCCATATACCTTGTATAAGTTCCGCTGCTTCTTTCCCGTGAAAACTCTGCAGACTGTCGCTGTGCCAGCCTTTTCCGATTGTCCTCAAAAACGTGGTTTTCCCTATCCCTTGTGGCCCGATAAATACCGGAACGTAGTCATACTTACACCCGGGCGTCATGACACGGGCTACAGCTGCCGTAAAGGACTTTCTGGCCGCCCCGCGGGTGTACGGAGTATCTTTACTGCCTAAGTAGTCATGGAAGGCCGTATCAAGTCGATAAGCACCATCCCAGGACACGCTAAGAAGATAATCCTTGACATCGTTAAACCGTTGCTGCTCTGATACGAGCATAAGGGCTCCGCTGATTTTGTCGCGTCCTGTAATACCATATCTATCTTCCAAGTACCATGCGATCCCCGCGTCGTCCGTGTCTGTCCACTGACGTTTCAGGTCGCTGGTATTCCACGGCAAGCTGTCCAGCGCCAGCCCCCGGGTAGAGAACTCATCGATGGCGATTTTCCCTGCCAGTTCCGGGTCGTGGTTTAAAATTCGGATAATGTTGTCCATCGTTTTTTTCGGGCGTCCGGTGTTGTCGTCATATGCCAGTTTCGCCTCTTGCATCCAGTTGACACAGTCAGACGGTTTTTGGTCGTTACTGCCTGCGTCTGAAGAAAACACATCTGACGCATGAACCGCAGCAGTCATGTTGAGATCTGTCATGACCGCGCTGTCTTGCATGGCCAGCTTCTTCATCGCCCGATATGACGGGATTTGACTAATTGGCGTATTCTCTTTGACATTATCGTCATTGCTGCCGAACTTATGTATTCGGATAAGATCAAAAGCGTTAACCAGCTGCCCGCTGCAAGGATCTGTAGCATGATGGCTGTACAGGAACTTGTCATCGTCGTACAACACTGCCCCGGCTACGGTTGTTCCGCCGGTATATGTCAATCTGTCGGTATGGTCTGTTTCTGTGTATGCGTTCGGAATATAGGCTTGTATGGCGCCTCGGATATCGTACGTACGGCAAAATGAGCCGACGATTCCCTGTTTCTTTGTCGGGTCTGCCTGCTTAGATAGCAGTATCTTTGCTTTCAGTTCTTTCCCCGGTACCTGCGGCCATGTTCTTACGTCATGCCAGTCCTCGTACTGCCCTAAAATTCCATCAGAACTGACAAATGGCGCGTCAGCATAATCAAATACGTATTCGCTGTCCTTGCTGCATCCGGGCCAGTACATAAGCCGTGATGCTTCAAAGGTCGTCGGATCGCAAAGTTCTATTCCGATCAAGCTGGCCAGTTTCCGTGCGATAGGTTCATACTCATCAGCGGTTACTGTCCTATCCAGCGGTATAATTACCCGGAGTCGTGGACGGTAAGGCGCATGAGACCGTGTAGAATAAATGGCATATCCAATTCCTAAGCTGTTTACCCGGCGGATAACGTTATCCGTTTCTCCGGTTGCGATGTTGTCCAGATCTAAGGTAACCAGATCACGACCGGTAATTGCCGATGCTTTACGCTGCAGTCCTTTTAATGCGCCCCCTACAAAACCACCTATATCTTTCAGCGCCCCTTGCTGTGCTTTGCCCATCCGGAGATATTCTTCGTATAGCTCGGCTGTTCGCTGCGGCGTGCGTAGCTTTTCGATAAATTCCGACCACATGCACTCTGCCGCTGTCCATTGTTTAGACATGCGGCTGTTTCCGATGCTGATAGTCAGTTTTCTGTCGTAATTCAAGTACTCCCCCCCCCCCTTCAGTCTTTTGTATAGTACGGGCTTATGAAGCCGTCAGCGTTAAGCAGCAGCCCCGGCGCCCACGGTATCGGTGCACACATAATTTGGTTAATCCTATCTATTTCATCTTCATGAATCTTATCTTTCGGTACTTCGAGTACCACTTCATCATGAATATGCATAAGCGGTTTGTATCCGGCTTTTACGAGTCGGTTGATTGCCAGCGCTAAACAGTCCCGCGCGATTGCTTGCGTAATGTTCTCTACTAGCTTACCGCCATAAGTTGATGTGTGGCTCCACTTGATTCCTGCCTGTACTCGGTAATGTAATGCAGGCTTACCAAATTGATTTTCGTTAATATAAGGCTGCGGGTAATATAGTTTTCGCCCGCTTGGCAGCTGTATCGTCAAGTAGTCATACCCGTATAAGAGATTACATTCTCGCGAAATAAGTATCCCGTGCGGAAGACCTACCGGGCGAGCGTCGGACATGACAGAAAGTGCTGCACCGTCTACGTCATACCAGAGGCCGCAGATGCGCGGATTAGCCCCGCGCCATCGATGGACAATATCCGGCAGTTCGTCTTCCGTAAGTCCCTGCTTCAGAGCGCCCATTGTAATAAGCGCCGGAGGCCCCCCTTGATAACCCAGCGCTAGTTCTGCCACTTTTCCTTTCTGCCGCAGGTGTCCGTTGATTCCGTGTTTTTCGACGGGTACGCCGAACATGCTGGACGCAGAAGCGCAATAGATATCTCCGCCTTTTGCGAAAACATCCTGCCGCCATTTCTCATCAGCGAGCCATGACAGTACGCGCGCCTCGATGGCTGAGAAGTCCGATACACAGAGCAGGCTCCCCTCCGGAGCGACGAAAGCCGCACGGATCAAATGAGATAAAGAAGTTGATATATGGCCGTACATAAGCTTGACACCGCGGGCATTTCCGTTTTTAACTAATCTGATGGCCGTATCCATAGCCACGGGCACGTCATGCGGTAAATTCTGCACTTGTACCAGCCGCCCTGCCCAACGCCCTGTTCGGTTAGCCCCGTAGAACTGCAGCACGCCGCGGATACGTCCGTCAGCGCACACAGCATTCTTCATAGATTCATATTTAGAAATACTGCTTTTTGCTAAAGCCCGTCGGATATGCAGTACTTCGGCCACTTGATCTTCGGCGATCTGCAGGCTTTCGGCTACGGTTTCTTTCGTGAGCTTTTCTAATTTTAGATCGGAGTTATTGTTAATCCACGTGAGCAGCTGATTGCGACTGTTCGGATTGGTAAGTCCGGTTATTTGTATGGCTTTTTCCACGAGTTCTGTCTTATGTTGATCGTCGATGGCTAGAGCTCCTCGAACTAGATCCATGTCAAGCTGAATGCCTCGTCGATTTAGTTCGTAATCGATGACCCAGTCATCCTGTACCCAGCCCGGTACGGGGTAGGCAGATAGCCGCCGGTAATCTTCCATTTCGGTAACTACATCCTGCGCGTTGTATTCTTTGAATAAATGCCACTTATCTATATCGTGTTTCGGTAAGTTGCGGGTTCGCCCCCCATTTCGTTTTGTCGGTTTACAAGGTACGCAGAAATAACGGATAAGTGCTTTGCCGGTGGATAATTTCCGTTTGTCCTCGGGAATACCTAACGCAGCACCTAAGAAAGCCAGCCCCGCCGGATAGCCAAGATATAAACCGTGAAGCATTGTACAGCGCCACTGCTCCGGGGAAGTAGCATATCCGTAGCGGTTGAGCCCTGTGATTTCAAATGACGCGTTATATGCGTGTTTGATAACCTCGGGATTATTCAGATCGGATATAACAGAATCTGGGATTTTCTCTCCTTGTGCCAGATCCACGACATGGACATCTCCGAAGTCGTAGGCATATGCAAAAAGCAATAATTCAAAGACGGGGGACTCGCAGTATTTAAACAGACCGGATTTTTTAATATCTACGTCTGAAAAAGTTTCAATGTCTATACTGAGGTGTTTCATAATGAGCCTTTCAGATAATAATGAAAGAGGCCCGGTTAAGGGCCTCCACTATTTACATCGGCTGCCCGGTTAATGGATTCACTTTCTGCACGGCAGAAGGCTGCGCAGCGGTAAATACGGATTTAGCAGTCGGCGCCTGTCCGCCTAAAGGTTCGCCGTCGGCAACTTTCTGCACGGGGCCGAGTCCACAGCCGATGCCTTTTTTACCTTGAAAGTTATACGGGAAGAAATTAACGGAGATATTAGCGTAGATACCACTGTAGATCTGTATCGGTGAAATAATCGGATTTAAATTGGCGTCTACTACCTCTACGGGCTTATCGGCGGCACTTGACGCAGTGAATACCCAATGGCCTTTACATTCAGGGCCGTATTCGGCGCCATTTTGGGTAAGTCCATCTCCGTCATGTACTGGGGTGGCGACGATAACCGGGGCTACGCCGTTCCATTTACCGGTAATTCCGTTTGCTTTAGCGGCTTCGATAGCACGGTCAATTTCCGCCTTTGCCGCAATGTCCGTTTTCGGTACGAGAATTGTCGTTTGGTACTTCGCCTCGGCGCCGGGTATCCGTGCATAGGCTTTTAAAATGTGTACATAGCTGAGTCTGACATTTCTTAATACGATGTTTGTGTTTTCCATGATTAGTTACCTCCTACAGGTTTAAATATATCTTTTGCAGATACCACATTGCTGATTGCTTCTCGTTTGTCTGATTCCGGTGCCAGTGTCGGCTTTCCGGGGTTTTTAATTACATACTTACTGAGTAGAGTTTCGAATACTTTTTTGCCTACGATTTTTTCTGTCTGTGCCAAAGTAGCCGGTACACGACTGTACAGCAGGGACTCATCAATCCCATTGTCCGTGAGGACTTTAAACGCCTCATCGGTACTCGTGAATACGCGGCTGCCGCGGCCTTCTACGGCTTTCCATCCCGGTACTGTTTTACCAGAAAGGCAGCTGGATAGCGCGTATGCTTGCAGATCTTCCGCCCATTTTTTCAAAGCTCCGGCTTTTTTGAGGTATTCCCCCAGTTCGGTCATCGTAATTAACGCAGGGTTGGCGTTTTCTTTGGCCGTTTCCGCTAAAGCAGCGTAATACTCGGATCTCGCTTTGCATTGAGCCCTCGCCCGGCAGAATCGGCAGTGATCTCCGGGATGAAATTCTCCCGGGCCGTCAAACGCTTCTTTGGCTTTCGGTTTTACAACGGAGTTACCCCAGTCTGTAAGCGCAGCTCGTGAGAATGTATCTGTTCCTAAGATTTTCAGCCGCGGCTGTACGATGTGAATGTGGATTGTTTTAAACTGATACAGCAGCCCGTATTCGGACAGAGCTCCCAGAGCGTATAGCTTCAGCTGCGGGTTGTCTTTGGCGTCTACCGGTACGCCTTTACCGTATTTAAAATCCACAACATGCAAGGCGTCTGGTGTCATGATTAGGCAGTCGGCAGTGCCGAAGCCTTTCGGAACGAACTGGCTGAAATCAACTTTTTTCTCAGCTACTACGTAGGGCTTTGTGTCATAAGCCAGCATGATCTGCTTAATGCAGTCCAGATATTCCTCCGTATAGCCATCCATTTCTTTTTGATACAGAGGATCTTTTTTCAGTTTATTCATCCGCCGGGTAAATGTGGCGGGGCTCATCGGCTCGATAGCATACCGCCGTAATTTCAGTTCGGCGATCGAGTGTGCCAGCGTTCCCTCGCGGGCGAATTCGCTAGTTGTGTCGGGGAACTCTGCCTCCAGCCTTGCTGATGCTGTGCACACGAGCCACTTATGCGCTCCTGAGGCGCTTAATAAGGCGTGCTGTGTCATAACTTAGCCCCCATCGCGCGGAGCTTAACTGCCAATTCGCCGTACTTTTCCTGTGGAATTTCCATCATGGAAGCTACTCCGAACTCTTGAATAATCTGTGTCAGTTCCGGTACTTTCCCAGCGTCCATCAGCGGTCCGCAAGCTGCAAGAATTTCGGCCTGTGTGTATTCTTTAGCCGGGGCTACTGGGACAGTGGGGGCCTGTACTGGGGCAGCGGGCGATTTAGTTGCTTTAGGTACCGAATCAGGTATTTTAACCTTGCTGATCTGCGGAGCAGCAGTACTTGCAATAGTTATCTTTTCCGGCGTAACTTCTACAGTACTTCCCTTCGGGGCGGCTGTATTTTTCAAAAACACCTGCATTTCGCTAAGTACTTCGGCTGCGGATCCTTCAAATGTTACTGTTATCATGATTTTCCTCTTTCTGGCAGTTAAGCACTGCCTGCTTAAAATAAGATTCTTTTAATTCAAAGCCCATAGTCCGGCGCCCCATCTGTAAAGCTACGACGGGAACACTGCCGATACCGGCAAACGGGTCTAAAACGATGTCGTTCGGATTTGTCCAGAGTTCCAGACATCGGGCTATTAAATCCAGCTGTAGCGGACAGATATGCCGTTCATCTTTTTCATCTCTGGCGGCTGCCCGGTTCAGCGTATTGCTTTGCCGGATATCCATCCACACCGGAGACGCATACCGCCGCCATACTTGGTGGCTATAAACAGGTTCGGTGTTATACTTTTCTTTTTTAGCCATCAGATCAGCGTCCGGTTCTGGCCTTGCACCTTTTATACCTTCCGGCTCATCATCGCCATAGAATCGGCTAAGCCCGTTTTTATGGCTGACCGGTTCCGGATTGCCTCCCGGTAGTCGGAAAGTCAATACATAATCTGGCAGCCCCATTCGGCACATCGCGGAGTCTTTACACAGCTGTTTATGCATAAGCCCCAGTGCTTTTGTCCGGGTAGCCTCTACTAATGGGTCTTTCCAGACGACAACGCGGCTATGGTAGATAAAGCCCGCATTTTCAAATTCCCGAATTAGCTCTCCGGGAAAATCCTTAAGCCCAATAACGCCATCTCGGCTTTTCATTTTCGGAATATCCATGCAGTGCACGGACACCAGCCGCCCAGGCATGATGACCCGTGCCAGTTCTTTTACTAGAAAAAGAAAATGCTGGTAGAACTGATCATCTCCCGTGCTGTTGCCCAGGTCACGGTCGCTGTTGCTATACGTATATAAGCTGCTGAACGGCGGAGAAAATATCGCATAATGTATGCAGTGATCCGGCAAGCCCTTAAGTATTTCTATAGAGTCGCCGTTGTACAGGGATACTCTGTTTGATACATATTGATCAATTACTTTCAAGGGTTACGCCACCTCCATCTCTGCCCATTTTGGTAAAATCATATCGACGCTGGGCTCGTATTTTGCCATAACGCGACAAGTTGCTTTTAGTTCTTCCTTGACGGCCTGCTTTGTCAGTGTAATCATGGCGTCTCGCATTTTACGGCTGTCTGCTTCTTTGCGTTCGATGTTCTCTTTCACACAGCCTTCTTTCGCGGAGATGATGATGTACACATCCACCGCTTTCTTTTGCCCGAATCGCCAGCATCGTCTTACCGCTTGATAAAATTGTTCATAGCTGTCGGATAGCCCTACAAAAATGACATTGCGGCAGTTTTGCCAGTTCATCCCGAAACCTGCGATGCTCGGTTTTGTGATTAGACATTTCAGCAGCCCCACAGAAAAACCTGTCATAGCGTTTATTTTATGCGCTCCTTTATCTGCGCCTTTTACTTCCTGTGACAGATTGCATACCCGGTGAAGTTCTTCCGATTCCGCGTTGAGATCACACCATACGAGCCACTGCTCCGTGCTGTTATTGACCAGTTCCGCTGCTGCTTGGCAGCGGTCTTGCAGTGATTCTTTCCGAGCGGATCGCCTTTGCGTCAGAGTTAGTTTTTCGGTTACCGGGGCATCGCCGTCAACAACGACTTCGTGCATGCGGATTTCAGGAAGCGTGTAACCCTCGTCTTCGTAGCCTAAGCTTGCCGGGTTATCCAGAACGACAGCCCAGCTGGCCATCCATCGCCAGAAGCTAGTTTCAGCATGTCCTTTGAGCCGCCACTTAGACGTTTCTCCGCTGTCGTGAACGAAGTACATAGACAACATCTCCGTCCGTGACATAACCCCTAAGAATTCAGAATGATTGCCGAGTTCCATAAAATCGTTTGGTGCGGGTGTAGCTGTGCAGGCTAACCGGTACGGTGTACGGCTGAACGACTCGATTAGTTGATTTCGGACTTTGCCGGTAAACGATTTCAAAATAGACGACTCATCCAGCACCACTCCTGAAAAAACTGACGTATCAAAGCGATCCAGCTTTTCATAGTTCGTAATATTAATTCCCGGGGTTACGTCTTCTGCTTTTTCGCAAAGGTGGACAGGGATCCCAAAGCGCTGCCCTTCGGCTACCGTCTGCGCGGAAACCGCCAGCGGGGCTAAGATTAGAACGGGTTTTTCTTCGTGCTGCGATACTTCGTATGCCCACGAAAGCTGCATCAGAGTTTTTCCGAGTCCACAGTCAGCAAATATAGCGGCGCGGCCTTTAGCAAGCGCCCAGCGGACGATATCCCGCTGGAAGTCGAACAGGTTAGGATGAAGATTTTCTGCGGATATTTCAAACCCGTGACTTTCAGTTATTCGGCTTTTTGAGTCAATAAAAGTTTTGTAGTCCATTGTCTTTTCGCTTTCTTTGTAGTATCCTTGAGACAGAAGTTTTTCTTCTTTGACCCTTGACCAGTGGCTGCTGTTCATGGGTCTTTTTCATGTCCGCGCAATCGTCGGGTATGCAGTATCCGTAATGCGGGCATCCTGTGCATTTAAACAATGTAATTACCTCCTTTTATATGCGCTGCAGGTCGTTGTTGCTGAAAGTGAAAACTGGTAAACCTTTTACTTTCGCGGCGATGTACTCTGCCCGGCAGCCTGCGGATTCTTCCCAACGCCCCGTCAATATGAGAGCATCACAGCGGAGAAGCAGGCTTACGCAGTCGCTGATTGCCGCTACCTGATTCGTCATCTCATAATCTAAGTAGCTCCAATTGTGAATCGGCGATATCAACGTATGCCGGGGCAGCAACTTTCGTAGTGTGAACAGCTGGATTTCAGCACGTGCGATATTGTTCAAGTTTCCTCCAAAAGGATGTGCCACATATAGCATGGTGTATTTATTAATAATTGGTTGCATGATCGGATTCATCTCTTGATATAAACCTCCTTGTGCTGCCTTCCAAATTCGATGGCGTCTTCATAGCTTTCCATGAAAATATCTATGCAGCCATCAATGCCGCAGCGGTCATTGACTATGTATTCCACGCCGTCGATGACAACCTCTGTCCCGAACGGCAGGAAGTTACAAGCCACCCCGCCGACGTGGACTGTTTCGCCCGTTGCGGTAATAGTCCCGCAATCGTATGGCGTGTAAGCACTGCACTCTGCGATGAGCCATTCTGCATGCGCCGCGAAGGGCGCTAACAATGTGAATAAAATAGTTAATAGTCTTCTTCGCATTCATACATCTCCTCTCTGTAATTCATAGCTTCAACAGCTGCCGTTAGTGTTTCTAAGTGATCCGCTAGCATTTCAAAGAAATCCGTAGCAGCTATCACTTTTTCTTTCTGTTCAACAGACAGGCAGCTTTCGAAATCTTTAAAATATCCACAGAGTATATTTTCTCCACTGCGTGCGATAGAGACTATCCGTTCTAAATCTTCAGTATCGACGTCTCCTCTACAAGCCATCTTTATTTCATCTCCTTTACTCTGATAACGATTTCTGTCCCCGGCTGAACATTGCCGGGATCGTTGATGCGGTTTTCTTTCAGTGCGTTGTAGACCAGCTCCTGCATGTGGTCCTTATCACTAGCGACCCTTGCGCAAGCGTCCCACACACTTTCACCGCGCGCTACCGTGACTTTGTATGGCACCGTCTTTTCCAGCGGCTGTACTGCATAACCGGCTAAAAGGACGATTGCTGTAAAAGCCGTTAGAAATTTAAGCATGATAGAGCCTCAATAACCGATATAATCATTGATATAAAAATCAATACGTACAATGCATTCATTGCTTTGTCAATCACGTTGAGTCCTCCTGTTCTTTCGATAAACTCATAATCCATTTCGCCAACTTGTATTCGTAGAAATCCGCTTCTTCTCCCGGCGGTTGATAACTGACTTCGATAACCGACGGAAGCTCGTCTGAAACTCTCAAACTTAATCACCTCACTTTTTTCTGTTCTTCTCTCCGTTGAGCCGCCCAGGGTAATTGTTGTCGAGCATAACACAGTTCACAATGGATATGGCAATAACAACTTGTTATTTGCGGGCGGTTCAACGGAGAGAAGAAATTGCTATGTTTTTTGCTTTACTCCGCACGTCCCTCTATAATTGTTTTAGAGAGGGGGTGAATGCGATGAATATTAGATCCTTAGTGGGCGCATTAGCAGTTACTACGCAGGCCGGAGATCTCACTCAGAATCAATTAATTCTGTTAACGGCTACTGGTACTATTTTTGGTACACCTGTTTTTAGCGACGATCCAGTGACACCCGAGACAGAAGCACCCAGAGCTTTTTTACGTGCGTGTTTCGGCAAGTCCGAATCTACGCAGCCAAAGAAGCACGTTCTGTGTGGGAGCGAGCCTTTCTTTTTACTGCAAAACGCCACTGTTGTAATCGGGAATGAACTTACCAAACTCCCGTTTTTGTTTGTTTGCTACGATTCTGTTCTTGCCTGTACTGTTGGATCAATCGACTACAAGTAAGAAGATTCATAGTTGTACGAACCTTCAGAGCTCCGTTGCCGCGGGGCTCTTTTTCTGTGAGTTTCTTAAACTCTTCAACAGTGCATTCGATCTTCATTTTCTTCTTCACCTCGCCTTCTTTTTGCGTTTACGTAAACTGTTAGCTAAAAAAAATTGACAGCATTTCTACATCTGATACCTCAGTTAATTTTTGATAGTCCTGAATTTCCTTACGGGTAAACTCTGTAAATCCGCTTAACTTTTTACTGAGCGTAGCAGGGTTCATGCCCATTTTCGTAGCTAAGACGTTTAAAGGGATACCTTTTTCTGCCGCAAAGTATTTAAATTTATTTTTATCCAACATTCAGTTCTCACCTCTTTTCTTTTTGCGTTTACGTAAATAGTATAACTTGCGTTTTTGTAAAAGTCAATGCTTTTTTACAAAATAATTTGCTTTTTCGCAAAATTCATGATAGAATTTGTACAAAAGAGGTGAGAATATGGATATAAAAGATATACTAAAAGATCGAAGATTAGAACTACAACTAACACTCGAAGATGTAGCAAAGAGAGTAGGTGTGTCCCCGGCAACCATATCTCGCTGGGAATCAGGCGACATCGCAAACATGCGCAGGGATCGAATTGCTGCGTTGGCTGAAGCATTGCAGATAAGTCCAGCGGTAATTATGGGCTGGGATGTTGATACGACACTCCCACCCGGCACACACCGTCCGCAATTTAAAAAAGTCCCAATGCTGGGATACGCTGCCGCCGGGCAACCTCTTGAAGATCTCAATCAAGACACGCCGTATTATGATATAGAGAATAAATATGACGTGGATTTCTGCATTACTGTCCGCGGCGACAGTATGATCGATGCAAACATCAATGACGGCGATATAGTTTTTATAAAATCGATGTCCGAAGTGCCAAACGGGAAAATTGCTTGCGTAGAAATAGACAATGAAAAGGTTTGTTTAAAACGTTTTTACAAGTCCGGTAAAACAGTATCTTTGGCGTCAGCTAATAGTAAATACGCGCCTATGTTTTTTACCGAAGATACTTGCGAGAGCATAAAAGTATTAGGGTTAGCTGTACTAAGACAGTCCGAGATACAATAATTTTTTTATGAGAGAGGAGACTTTTAAAATGACAGTAACAACGTTATTACTATTAAGGGACCTGACGCCGACGCAGAAAAGCTACGTGACGAGTAAGCTCAATACTAAAGAAAAAGAGACGTCTATGGCGTACATCTGCTGGATTTTGTGTGGTATCCACTATTTCTATCTTGGGCAGCCTATCAAGAACATCTTATACTGGATCACTTGCGCCGGTTTTGGGATCTGGGGAATTATTGATTTGTTCCGGATGAAGTCACTTGTTGAAGAATGTAATGAGAAGATAGTGCAAGAATTAATTCAGGAAGCCACTTTGCTTGAAAGTTGATTGTAAAAGGAGTGTTTGCTAATGAGTAGTATTATAGTATTTTTAATTTTATTGTGGATCTACTTTACGTACGTGAAAGAAAAATAGCAGCATAAAAATCCCGTTATCGCATTAACGGTACGATAACGGGAGAATGTAATAACCCACCCACGGGCTGATTACTATTATATTATAACACGATCAGCCCATTTCTAAAAAAGGAGCTGATTTTTTTTATGCTTAGAGCCGCTTTATACGCACGTTTTTCTTCTGAAAACCAGCGTGAAGAATCTATTCTTGCGCAATTCAGAGACAGTACTGAATACTGCAAAAAGCACAATTACGCTATTGTTGTGAAGTATGCCGATGAAGCAAAATCAGGCACTACGACTATCGGCCGTGAACAGTATA